GGGCCGCCACCCGCTGCTGCCGCTGCTCGCGGCTGGTCTGTGCGGCCCGTCAACGAAAGCCCGACAGCGCCGCCCGAGCCGCCCGCGACGGGCTCGGGTCCGCTCGACTGGCGCGCCGAGCTGCCCGCAGAGTGTGCGGCCGAGCTGTGGACGGATGACGGCGCGCGAGTGCTCGCCTATCTGAACGGGCGCGGATTCAGAGACGAAACGCTAAAGCACTGGCAGATCGGTGCGCTGATCGTTCGCCGCGGCGGTCAGAAGATTAGCGAATTCGTCGCGATCCCCGTGCAGAGACGGGACGGAACGGTGATCGGTATGCGGTTCCGCAGCGTGCCGGGACCGTGTCTCGTCTGCGCCGGTGCTGGGCGTGACGGCTGCCGAGGTTGCCGTGGTAGCGGCGAGGTTCGTAAAGTCTATCTGCGCTGCAAGGGTCAAGCGTCCACGCTGTTCGGCGTTCATCAGCTCGACGGCGATGCAGACAGTGAGATCGTGATCGTCGAGGGCGAGCTGGACGTGATTGCGCTCTGGCAGTACGGGCTACGGTCAAACGTCGTATCGGGCACCGCGGGCGCGGGGACGTGGGCCGCGTCGTGGCTCGACGCAATCGAGCCGTATCGGCACTTCATGCTCGCATACGACGACGACGAGAAGGGGCGCGTCGGCGCTGAGCGCGTAGCGAAATCGCTGGGGCTGGAGCGCTGCTCTCGGGCTGTGCTGCCGTGCGAAGATGCGTCCGAGTGTCTGCGCCAGTGTGTGTCGCAAGCCGCGATCCGGGCCGCTCTCGACGCTGCGTCGCCGTTTCTGAGTCTGAAGCTCTCGCGAGTCGACAACTACGCAGACGAGCTGGAGCGCATGATCGCGAGCCCGGGCGATCTGCGCGGCGTTACGACCGGCAGTGGTCGACTCGACGAGGGGATCGGCGGCTGGGCACCCGGGCTCGTCGTCGTGACCGGCGACACGGCAGCAGGGAAGACAAGTCTTACGACGTGGCTCGGCTTAGAGCAGGCGCTGCGCGGCGTTCCGGTGCTGCTAACGTCGTTTGAGCAGCGCCCGATCGGAACCGTTCAAAAGCTGCTGCGGGCGCAGCTCGGCGGGGACTTTACGCAGTTTAGCGAGAACAGCAGACGCGCCGGAATGCGCGCGCTCGGCCAGCTACCGATCCATCTGCTCGATCATTACGGCGAGCTGAACACCGAACAGATGCGCCAAGCTCTCGACTATTCGGTACGTCGATTGAACGTTCGACTGGCGGTCATCGACCACCTCGGCTTTCTCGTTCGCGGCGCGCCCGACGAGCGGCGCGCGATCGAAGATGCCGTCCGCGATCTCGCAGTGTTCGCCGTTCAGCGCGGGATCACGATCCTGCTAATCTGTCACCCGAACAATCTATCGATCGTGCAGCAGCGCCGCGTAAGACTCGGCGATCTGAAGGGGGCGAGCGCGATCAGACAGGACGCCCATGCCGGGCTCGTCGTCGAGCGGCTGCTGCCGGGCAAGCTCGTGAAACACCCGGCCGCAGCGATCTACTGCGACAAGGTGCGATCCGAATTCGGCTGTCAGGGCGCGCGCGTTGTCTTGTATTACGATCCCGAGGCGTGCGTATATGCCGACTCATGGGAAGCAACACCGATGGGCCGCAGCGGCGGCTCTGGGGGGTTTCATGTCCAGACGTGATCAGATCGAGGAGCACAGACTCGACGATCAGCGCCGACGCGCCCGAAATGCGTGGCTCAGTCTCGTCCGCGATGCGGCTCTCGGCGCTGTGCTCGTCGGCGCTCTCGTCGTTATGTGGGCGCTGGCCCTTCGGGCGCTCGCAATCGAACACAGCGCCCGTATCGACAGCGTGCCGCAGCAGACCGAACAGCGCCGGCCGATCCGCGATGTCCGGTGATCTCGTTCCGGTTGTCGGCTATCTGCGCGTCAGCACAGACGCGCAAGCGCGCGACGGTGTCTCGCTCGCACAGCAGCGAGAACGGCTGCGACTATATGCTGCGCTGTACGGTCTGCGCATCGTCGAAACGATCAGCGATCCGGGCGTCAGCGGCAAGACGCTGAATCGTCCCGGTCTGCGTCGGGCGCTCGCGATGCTCGATAGTGGAGCGGCCCGCGGGCTGCTCGTCGCGAAGCTCGACAGATTGACCCGCAGTGTTCGCGATCTCGGCTCACTGCTGGACCGATACTTTGCCCGCGCAGACGGGCTAGCGCTGCTGTGCGTCGCCGAGCAAGTCGACACACGCAGCGCCGGCGGGCGGCTCGTTCTGAACGTGCTGATAAGCGTTGCACAGTGGGAGCGCGAAACGACCGCAGAACGCACCCGGGCAGCTCTACAGCACAAGCGAGAGCGGAACGAATACACGGGCGGCCGCGCGCCGTACGGGTGGCGAATCGACGGCGGCGAGCTGCGGCCGAGCGAGCCCGAGCGCCGGGCCGTTCTAAGAGCGCGCGAGCTGCGGTCGTCGGGTCTGAGTCTGCGCCGGGTCGCCGAGCGGATCGCGGCCGAGGGGCACCGAACGCGAACGGGCGGCGACTGGTCGTCGAGCATGATTCAGCGTCTGATCGGCGCTCGTGTGTGCGAATAGTCGCGCGCGGTCATACACAGACGCAGGGGGCGTCAAATGCTGAATCTATCGCAGCTGCCGACCGCAGCCGACATGCGGCTTACGAAGGCCGTCCCGCGCCGCGACGGCGCTGGGATCTCGTGGGATCTGGAGCTTGCGCTGAGTCTGATCAGCGACGCAGACGCAGAGCTGATCGACCCGTTCGTGCCCGGCGCTCGCCGGGTATACAACGCGCGCGAGTCGTCGAAAGGTGAGGCAAAGACGACCGGCGGATTCGACATCGTGCGCGCCGCGTTTCGCTCGCTCGACGATGCGCCGATCGCGACCGGTCACGCCGAGATCCGATCGGTGTCTTGCCGGGCCGCAAAGCAGGACGCCGTTCTGATTCTGCGGCTGCGGGTCCATGGGCTGCTGAGTCATGCCGCGATCCGCCTCGTGGACAGTCTGGACGAGGCGGTTTCGCTGACGCTGTCGTCGAGCGGCGGCGCGCAAGACGCGCCCGCGCCGCAAACGGCCGCGGCTCAGCTCGTCGGTCGTCTGATCGTCACCGACACCGGCTCGGGTGTCATCGCCGGGATCGTGTCTGCCGCCGTCGGCGATGCGGTATTCGTCGAAACGATGGAAGACGCCGAGCCGGTGTCGGTCGATCCCGCCGTCGACTCTGTGATCTCGATCACAATGTCCGACGACGACTCGCTGGGCGTCATGATCAGCGCTTACCGCAGCGCTTGCGCAGACGCCGGCGTATCTGCGAGCTGGCACGATGTCGTGACCGCTCTCGGCGTTGCATATGCCGAGAGCGCCGCGAGTCCGGCCGGCGGCTCGTGGGAGCTTTCGCCCGCGGTCTGGGCGTCCGCTCTCGCGATCGCTCGCGAGAGCAAAAACGGAGATCTGGACGACGTGTTCGGCGTTCCGGTATGACGCCGTTACGTGTGATCGAGCCCATGCGGTTCAAGATGGGCGGCGGCCGCCCGGGCGATCTGCGACTCTCTGTCGGCGATGTTCTGCACGGCGTCGACACGCACGAGCTGTCGAGAACAGAGCGCGCGTGGGCTCGCTCGAAGGAGCAGACACACGCGAGAACGTCGACACGCAGACTATCTCGGCTGTGTTTCTTCCGAGCCTATGGCGTTCTGAGGTTCTGCCAGCTTATGATCGACGTGCAGCCCGATAAGCGGGCGCGGCCCACGATTCCCACGACCCACCCGGAAGACGACGATGGGTGACGCTGATCGCTGCGCGATCGTCGCGCTGAACATGACCGATCCCGCGGTGTCGGCGTCAGATCCAAAGCTGTCGGCGCTGCTGCGCGACGGCTGGACGGTCGCCGCTCATACGCCCGGCCGCCGGGCAGACGGCGCGTCCGAGTGGCTGCTGCTGCTCGCGCCGCCGCCACCGCTGCGGGCGACCGCTCAAGCTCGCGAGCGACTGATCGCCGGCGTGCTCGCAGCACAGCTCGCCGCGTGTCTGCTGCTCGCAGCACTTGTCTGGAGCTGACCCATGAGCCTACAAATCGAGCGCGTCGAGCTGTCGACGCTGATCGCAGACCCGGCGAACCCGCGCACACACGACGAGCGAAACCTGCGCACGATCTGCGCGAGTCTGCGCGAACACGGACAGGTGGAGCCGCTGATCGTGCAGCGCTCGACGCGCATGATCATCGCCGGCAACGGTCGGCGCGAAGCGATGCGCAGACTCGGATGGATGAGCGCGGACGCGGCGCTGCTCGACGTGACCGATCAGCAGGCGCGCAAGCTGTCGATCACGCTGAATCGTTCCGCAGAGCTGGCGGGCTGGGACGATGCAGTGCTGGCTCGGCACCTGCGGGATCTGTCGCTCGTGCTCTCTGAGTCGACGGGCGACTGGTCCGAATCGCTCGGCTTCGATGGCGACGAGCTGTCGACACTGATCGATCAGCTCGACGCGACGCCGGCCCCAGATCCTGATCCGGCGGAGGAACCCGGCCCGGCAGCCAGCGGCGCGAATCTGCCCGATGCGAAAGCTCAGCGCGTGGAGCTGTATCTGAGCGCAGAGCAGATCGCCGGGTTCAAGTCGAACACCGCGAAGCTGGCCGCGCACTACGGAACGGACAACACGACAGACACGGTCTGTCGGGCGATCAATCATGCCGCCGAACGGGCCGCATCTGACGGCTGATCGTGCGCTCTGCGCCGCTTAGCCCTACACGAAGGTGAGACACAGGGAGTCGAACATGGCGGGCACGATTTGGACGCAAAGACGGGCGGGCGATGTCGCGAGCGCGACGCGACCGGGAGTGAGCGAGACAGAACACCTTGTGATCATCGATCCGTCTCTGTCGCCGGACTGGATCGCGATCCCGAACGACCCGAACGTGCCAGCCGAGCTGCGCGGGGTTCTCGCTCGCGTCGGGTCGTCGCATTGGACGAGCCCGGCATGGACGGCGGCTCTCGGGCTGCCCGAGCAGCGCACCCGGTGGCACGTTCTGAAGACTCGGCCAGCTATGCTGGTTGCAGAGCTGACCGGGCACGGCGCGGCGTTCATTCTGCCCGGCCCTGATTTCACCGATTTCACCGAACAGCTACGGGCCGCGAGTGTCGACGACCGCCGAGCATAGATCGTTTCTGCTGCCGCAGGACGGCGCGCGAATGCTCGACGAGCTGCGCGCCGACCTCGCCGCGGCGCAGTCTCGACTCGCTGTCGTGTGCTTTCTGCCGCCATGTCCCGAGCTGCTGTCTGAGTTTGAGACTGCGGCGCGGCGCGTTCGTGCCGGCGCTCGAATCTACATAGACGGCACGACCTCGACGAGTCTGCGCCGATTCGACGCCGAGTGGATGCGCCGGGTCGTTCTGCGCGCCGGCGGCAACATCCACGCGAAAGTAATCATCGCGGATCGAGCACTCTGGCTCGGCTCATGGAACATGGCGGCCCGGTCGGCGCTGAGCCAATACGACGTGCAGCATCGCACGACGTGCCCGGTTCTGCGCCGGCGCGCGTGGCGCTGGCTCGACGATCTGGACGCGCGCGTCGATACTGTGCAGTGCGGATCTGTTCCGCGCGGCAACAGCCCGCGTGGGGGTGACAAGCGGTCGCGAGCGCTGCGCGCGGACTCAAACTACGATCCCGATCTCGGATTCTAACGATGTCGAGTCGACGGCGAGCGCGGGCGCTGCTGATCGTGCGGCGCGGTCAAGTAGTGCCCGAGCCGCTACCGCGTGGGTGTGTCGCCGCTGTGATCTACGATCACGCGGACCCGGCCGCGTTCGCCGTAGATCTGCCGCGGTTCGCGCGCATGTATGAACCCGACGAGCTGCGGCTGCGCGGATACGCGCCGGCGGCTTTCATCGTGATCGCCGAAAGCGTCGCGTCCAAGCTGCGGCCGCGGGCGCGTGTGACGTTCACAAGGGGCGGGTAACGCCGAGTCGACGCCGACGATCGGATCTGCGCCGAGCGCCGTGGGCTGTCGGGTGGGCCGAGTCGCGACTGCGCACGATCCCGCCGGGGTAGCGCGGCGGCGCGCCGCATTCGCGCCGACAGTGCGCGAGCGGCGCAGAAAGAATCTGGCAGAAACCCAACCCGCCGAAAGCGGGCTACTGGTCACCGTTTACGGTGAAACGCTGTGCCGCGCAGTGTTGGGCGAACACGGGCGCCGCTTTACCGTGTAACCGTGGCGGGGTTAAGGTTCAGTCACCGAAACGGAGGGCAGCATGGCTGGACGCATCAAGGGTCAGGGAAGTAAGTGGATTCGCAAGGACAAGCGGCTCGCCATCTATCTGCGCGACGGGCTCGCCTGCGCTTACTGCGGTGCGACCGTCGAGTCCAGCGGCGCGCCGCTGAGTCTCGATCACTTGGTGCCGTGCTCGGCCGGCGGCGGGAACCACGAGGGCAACCTGATCACAGCCTGCCGCAGCTGCAACAGCCGCCGGCAGGACACGCCGCTCGCCGAGTGGCTGCGCCGGAACAACGGCGAGCAGACCGACGCCGTCGCGACGTTCATCGCGAACCACACCGCCCTCGCGCTGCGCCCGTTCCGCATCGAAGCGAAGGCGATCATCGCCCGACGCCGCGCCGCCGCGAACAGCTAAACCCCAACGACACAGAGACTCAACATGCGCGACTCGAACCCCGAAGCCATCGCCGCTCTCGCAAACACGCGCCAGCAGATCGTCGCCCGTTCCGGGCGGTGTGGCTGCAGCTGCCGCGGGCGCGACCCGTGGCACCGTCAGCGCTACACCCGCACACTGCGCGATCTGCGCGTGCTCGAAGCTGCGCGCGTTCTGGCCGATCTGGGGAACGGCGGCGAGCTGATCGAGCTGGCGACGGCGCGCGTTCGTATGCCGTGGGCCGATGATCCCGTACCGGTGCGGCTTACGGCGCTCATATACGTCACCAACGATCTGATCGGCGGGCTGAAATGGTCGCTGGTGGAATAGCTCTCGCGCATGAACGCCCCGCAGCTGCTGCGGGGCGTTCATGCGTTCGAGGCCGACCTTGTCGCCGCGGCCCCAGACGAGCGCAGGGCGAGCCCTGAGCGCTCGGGCGGGGTAAGCTGACGGCAGAGCCCGCAGGGGGCAGTCAGCACCCCGCCACGGGCCGAGGACCCGCCGTCATGTCCACGCACCGCACCGCGGCCCGCCACGGCATTGAGTGGCAATCAATCCCGCTGCCAGTCGACGGCGCGCTGGTCATCGTGCGCCGGCCGCACACGGATCGCCGAGGCGCGTTCGATCGTCTGCTGGACCCGGCGCTGCTCGCCGAGCTGACCGGGCAGCCGTTCAGCGTCGCGCAGCTCGCGCGCTCGGCGAACCCGGCGGCCGACACGCTGCGCGGGCTGCACTATCAGCTCGCGCCGCGGCAGGAGTCCAAGCTCGTGTGGTGCAGTTCGGGCTCGGCTCTCGACATCGTGCTGGATCTGCGCGCCGACAGCCCGACGCACGGCCGGGTCGCAACGGTTCCGCTCACAGCCGCGGACACGATCTCCGTGTTCGTTCCGGCCGGCTGCGCTCACGGGTATCTGACGACTCAGAGAGAAACCGTTCTGCAGTATGCGACGGACGCGCCGTATGATCCCGATCTTGCGCGCGGAGTCAGCTGGCAGAGCGCGGACGTTCGGCAGCTGTGGCCGCTGCCCGCCGGCGTCGTTCCGACGCTGAGCGCTCGCGATGCCGAGCTGCCGGTGTTCGCGGCCGGCGAGCTGCCGAGACTCAGGAGATCCGAATGAGTCAGCACGAGTCAGACTGGATCTCGATCTCTCGTGTTCGCGTCGTGTGCTCACACGTCGCGGATCACGGCGACACAGGAGCGCCGCTGTCCCGGGTGACTCTGCGCCCCGGCCCGGGCGTTCGGCTGCTGGCCGCAGAGTCGCCGACAGACGATGCGCTGGACGTGATCGTTCAGATTGACCCGACAGCCATCGCCGTTCCGACGGGTCAACGCTCGTCGTGAAGGACGGCAAGCTCGCGTGGAAGAAAAAGAAAACGCGCCGCCGCGACGACGATTGATCGCCGGGTGCGATCGGCCCGGGCCTGCGCTACTCGACCGCACACACAGCGGGGCGAGCGATGATCGAGCTGAGCGAACATCAACAGAGCGAGCGAGCGAAGCTGCGCGCAGCGATCGCGACCGGTAAGCGGGTGATCATGCTCGTGGGACCCGCCGGGTCTGGAAAGACAACTCTGCTGCGTTCGCTCGTCGACGAATACGAACAGACGCGAGAAGTCGTGCCGATCTGCCCGACCGGCAAGGCGGCGCACGTTCTGTCCGACAAGATTGGGCGCGATGCGTCGACTGTGCATCAATCTCTATACGGTCGCGTCTGGGAGGGGAAGTCCGACAACGAGAGTGACGACCCAGAGCTGATTTTCGGTCAGCCCCGCCCCCCGTGCGGGGTGGGCGGGCTTGTGATCTGCGATGAGTCGTCAATGGTCGATACAGAGCTGCACGGCGATCTCTACCGGCAAACGTCGAAACGGCGTGGGGCACAGATTCTGTATGTCGGCGACCGCGAGCAGCTGCCGCCGGTGCGCGGAACATGGGGGCCGCCGTTTGATTCACCCGACGCCGAGCTGCGCGAGATTCATAGGCAGGCCGCCGACTCGCCGATCGTCGGGCTTGCAACGGCCGTTCGAACACGTCAGCCGTTCGACGGCTGGATCGACGGTGTCTGTGACACCGCGTCGGGCGACCCGGTGCCGTGGCTGTGTGAGCGCAAGGATTCCGACGCCGTGCTACTCGCGTACACGAACGCGACCCGGCGCAGACTCAACGCCGAGATCCGGGCGCAGCTCGGGCTAACCGGTGTCGTGTGTCCGAACGATCGGATCGTGTGTCTGCTGAACAATCACGGGATCGGGATCATGAACGGCGAGGCATTCGACGTTCTGCGCGCCGAGCGCGGCCCGGCGTCGGGTTGGCTGTGGCTGATTCTCGACGTGCCCGGCCGCGATGTCCGCGTTCTCGTGTCGCCGTCGACGTTCGGCGGTCGTGTCGGCGACTTTAGGCGAGCCGCATCGCGGCTTCGCTTTCATCACAGAGCGAAGGCGCTGCACGTCGACACGGGCTGGGCGCTGACCGTCCACAAGTCGCAGGGCAGCGAGTGGAAGTCCGTCGGGTTCGTCGCGGACGGCGGGTATGCCGGTCTGCGCCTGCGCGATCCGGCCGAAGCCCGGCGGCTGACATACACGGCGATCACGCGCGCCGCAGAGACACTGCGGATCTTTCGCTGATGCGAGTCAGTACTGCGCAAGCGCTGACCATGCCGTGCCCCCACTGCGGGGCGCGGGCCGGCGTTCGGTGCCGAGAGTTAGCCGGGCCACGCCCAAAGACCGCACACACGGCGCGCGCGCGGCTGTATGTGACGCGCGACAGCGAGTCGCGCGGATACCCGTGCCCGAAGCTCGATCGCGTCGGGTCGTTGATTCGGCAGCTCGGCGATCGAGAGCTGCTGCCGAGCGAGCGACAAACCGCGATGCGTCAAGCGCTCGCGGCGCTGGAGTCGCTACGCCCGGATCTGTGCCCGCCCCCGCGGCCCGGCGTCGTGCCGACTCGCGACTGGTCGCCGGTGCCTGTTCGTCTGCGCGTGCTGCGCATACTGCTGGCCCGCGCGACTGTGCAGTATCGCCGGCGACCGCCGGTCGACGTTAGCCGATCGCACCTGTTCAGACTCGGCACCCGCATCGCGCTGCTGCCCGACGGTCCCGGCGAGTATGTGTGCAGCGTGCCGGCATGGCTTGCAGAGACGCACAGCTGGGCCGCGCTGTGCGCGGTCAGTTAGGTAGCAGTCTCGCCGAAATGCACGTCGACGAACGTAAACCACCCCGTACCGGTCGGGCGCGTTCCGACTGGCTGAAGGTGCAGATAGTCGCCGGCTTCGACGCTCTTTAGATCGTCGCTCTCGAAGAGAGAAGCTAACGGTGGCCCCGTCGTTCTCGCCGGCGGCGATGCTGCAGATTGCGATCCGTGTCATCGTGCCCGGCGAGCTGCCGCTGCCGAACGATTGACCGCGGTTTCGCCACAGCTCCAGATCCATCGTTCCGTTCGTGTGCGCCTTGTCGACGTGTGCGTGGGCAAACGTGATCGCTCTGTCTGTCGGGATTTGTATACGCCCAAACGGACAGCCCGTCGCCCACGACCACTCGCCGGCGGCCGCCGCCGTATAGTCGGCCTTTGCCGCAAGATTGAACCACTGGCCCGAGTGCTGGACATTCGCGGCCCGGCGCAGCACATGAAAGAGCCAGCCGCCCAACCCGGTGTGTGATTTGCGTTGCTCGATTCTACATGAAGCCGACAGAGGGAGCGCACGATGCGAGCGACTGCGGCTGATATGAGCCGGATCTACCGGAACACCGGCAACCGGTACGGGCCGGGCGTGATTCGTCAGATCCGAGAGCTGCGCGACGCGGGCGCAGACTCGTGCGCCGTTGCACACGCTGCGGAGATCTTGCGCGTGCTGAACGAGCCCGGCGCACAGATCCGATCGCGCGGCTCGATCATCGAGATCCGAATCCGTCGGGACGGGCTTATGCTCGTGCTGACGGTCTCAGCCCGCGGCGCGGTTTCGCTCGTCTGCAGCACAGACGCAGACACTGGAACGGCTCGCCCGGGCCGACCCGGCGGCCCGCTGTCGGGCGCGATGTCCGATGTCGTTTCGGCAGCGCGAGCGGCGCTCGCAGCGGCCCGCTCGCGTTGTGGGGGATAGACTGTGTCAGCACCCGATCAGGTCTTGAATGTGCCGACTCTGCGATGCGAATTCTGCGGCCGCGCCGGCAACGCCGAGCAGATCGACGAGTGCGAACGGGCGCATCTTTCCGGTGTGGAAGACGATGGCTGGACGATGCTTTCGTGGCTCGTGTCGTATCTGTCGACGTTCAGCACGTCGAGCGGTCACACGCTCGCAGAAGACTGGAACGAGGACGACGCGCTGTCGTGGGTTCACCCGTCGGGCTCGACGGGCGGGCCGGCTATCGAATACTCGCACACTGTCGGATCGGTACTGCCCGGCGCGCTCGTTTCGTGGGTCGCTCGCGACCCGTTCGGCCGGCCGATCGCCCGCGGCGCTGCCGAGTCAGACTCGCCCGATCTTTCAATCGAGCCGCTGCGCGAGCTGCGCCGGCGGTTCACTCAATCGCGATAGGTGATCAAATGCTGAGTGTTGCCCCGTACATTGGCGAGACTGCGCCCGCAGACTCATTCAATCGAGCCCGGCCGGTTCCGCTGCCGCCCGGCCCAATGCTGCCCGCCGGCTCCGTGCTTGTCCGTCCCGGCGACGGACTGAGCGCGCCGCGGGTTTCGGCCGCTGTTCGTCTTGCCGCCGCCGGCGCGATGACAGTGCGCGAGCTGCCCGAGCACAGCGACGCCCGGTCGCTGCTGATCGTCGCCGATGACGATGAGTCGTTCGCTCTGCTGCTCGACGCCGTCGGAAAGCGCGCGATCGTGATCGTGATCGACGATGTTGACTAATCGGGATGAGCCGGTTTCGTTCGTGTTCGAGCTGGAGCTGCGCGCGCTATGCGCCGTGTCTGCACGGTTCGACGAGAGCGGCGAGCCGGTGATCGTGTCTGCGCGTCAGCTGTCGATCGAATCGACGATGCACGAGCTGAACGAACGGATCGACGATGACGATCGGGCCGAGCTGCGCGTGCAGATTCGCGACGCGCAGGAGCTGCGCGCGTTGGTCCTCGAACAGATCTCGGCGGGCCGACCGTGACTCGCGCCGAGCCGCTGCTGCCGATCGTGGAAGTGATCATGATCCCGCCGTTTCGACTGTTTGAGTCGAGCGATCTGATCCGAACGCTGCAGCGTGACGCATCGGGATCGTGGTGGCTGTTTGTCGGGTCCGAGCCCGACCGTCGGATCGCAGACCGGCAGATTCTGCGAGCGAGAATCGCCGCACTGAACGGTCAACCGTTCGAGCTGAAGACACGAACAGAGATCGCCGAGAGCGATCAGGCAGAGGCTGATAGATGAACCGTGAGTCTGGATACAGCGCGAGCCCGTACGGGCTGACGACTCGGCAGGTCCGAGATCGCGTACGCGATCAATACTTGTGCCAGCGCCCGGCCGGGCTGCACTGGCTGCTCGGCTCGGCCGTGCTGGTCGGCGAGCCGCCCGAAGTGCTCGCGGCGCTGCGGGCGCTCGTGATCGCTCAGGGGCCGACCGTCGGATCGCTGCGGCTGCTGAACGGCAGAACGTGCGGCGCGATCGTCGTCGACGGGCCGGTGGCGTGCGCCGTGATCGTCGGGCTCGGAACGCCCGGCGCGAGCGACCCGCCCACCGACTGCAGCAGTGCCGCCGAATTCGCCCGCTGGGCGCTCTGGGTGCTCGACGGGCTGCCGGGCGACGCCGATCGCGCCAACGCCGAGCCAGCACCCGCTGACGGGCCGGCAGAGTCTGCGGCCGACGCCGGCAGACCCGGCGCAGACCGTGATGGGGGCGTGTGATGTCTGGGCGCAGACTGTACCGGGTGGAGCTGCGATTGTTCGGGTACGTGCTCGCAGCTGACGAATTCGAGGCCGAGAACGCCGAGGACGAGATCATGGCGACCGAGGACGATTGCGGCGTTTCGGTGCGCAGTGTCGACCGCGCCGAGATCGCTGCGCTCGGGTCTGGCCAGCACTCGTGGGACGGATCGTGTCTCGTCTACCATGACGGTGACGACGAGATCAGCGTGGACGACGCGATCGCCGAGCACGAGGCGACGCTGCGCGCCGAGTCGACAGAATGAGCCGCACACACAGCGCCGGGCACTCACGATCCGGTCTGTGGGTGTCGTACTTTGTCGGCACCCGCGACGAGTGCGAAGCGTTCATCGCGGGCGCACGGTTTGCGGCGCGCCGCAAGACGCCTGCGCCGAGTCTGCGCAGACTCGACTCGCTCGACCCGTGCGGGTGCGGGCCGAGTCGCGACACGTTCTCGTCCGGCGGTAAGATCGGCTGCACGACGTGCAATCAGTGGGACGATCCGCCGGTGCCAGCATGAGCCGGCCGCTGCTGCCGATCGCGCGCTGTCTGCGCTGCGGCTCGTACCCGTTACGTCCTCTCGCCGAGATCGCATACGTTCCGACGAGCTGGGCCGGGCGGGCGTGGATCGCGATCGCTCGCCGGCTGCAGATCGCTGTCGTCGCATACTCGATTCGGTGCGCAGACTGCGGCGAGGTGATCGCGGACGTGCGAATCGACGGCAGCATGGCCGCCCGATGACCGGGTGGTTCCGAATGTCGGCGAATCCCGACACAGCGGGATCGCAGACTGTGCGAAGCACGGCGGCCGACGCTATGTGTGCTCACACAAGCGAGCGCCGGCCTGCGGCGCAGGGGGCGAGTATGCGAGCGCCGAGACTGCGGAACGCCGCACAAGCCGAGATCATGAACCGCGCCGCGGTACCGCTGCTGCGGCGACTCGGCGACGACTGGCGCTGGCGCAGCGTCAAGACGGGTCGCGCGGTTCGCGTCGGGCTGCCCGATGACTCGGGGCGGCTGCGCGTCTGGTGCGACATCGATCGGCGCGCAATCGGCAGCGCCGGCGGTCTTGCGACTGCTGCGATCGCGTCGACGCTGCGGCTCGAAGCGGGTCGGCTGTTCGCGCTCGGCGACAGCGGGCAGCTCGGCGTCGATCTGTGGCTGACTCGCGACGCCGAGAGCGGCGAGATCGAGCGGGTCGCCGCACACGCTTACCCGGCGTCGCCGGGCCGCAAGACGCCGCAACGGTGCCCGCCCGACGCCCGGGTGGCGACCGTCGGCCCGGCGGGCGTCGCCGTCTGTGCGGTGTCCGAGCTATGAGCGTTCGAGTCATCGAGGGCGACTGCGTCGCGCTGATGTCGGGCTGGCGGTCGAACACGATTAGCGCGATCGTGTGCGATCCGCCGTACGGGATCGCGTTCATGGGGCGCGCGTTCGATAGGCTCGGGGACGGCGCGAATCAGCAGCGATGGCACGCGGATTGGCTGCGCGAAGCGCTGCGCGTGCTGCGGCCCGGCGGGCACTTGTGCGCGTTCGGTGGAACGCGCACGTTCCACCGGCTCGTGTCTGCGGCCGAGGATGTCGGGTTCGAGATCCGAGATATGCTCGTGTGGCTGTATGGGTCGGGATTCCCGAAGTCGCACAACGTGGCAAAAGCGTTTGACCGCGCCGCCGGCGAGCTGCGCGCAGAGTCGCGCGCATTCACGGTCGCTGGCGTGCCGCCCGGCTCGAACGTGTCGCCGGTCGTGCCGATTCGCGGCTATGTGCCGCCCGCGCCGATCACCGATGACGCAAAGCGGTGGCAGGGTTGGGGAACGGCGCTAAAGCCGGCGCACGAGCCGATTCTGCTCGCGCGCAAGCCGCTGGGCGGAACGGTCGCCGAGTCTGTGCGCAGACACGGCACCGGCGCTCTAAACGTCGCGGCGTGCAGAGTGCCGACAGCTGACGGCGAGCCCGGCTCGCGCTGGCCGGCGAATCTGCTGCTGAGTCATGCCGCGGCCTGTGCTGTAGACTGCGCGCCGCGCTGCCCGGTGGCAGCGCTCGACGCACAGAGCGGCGAGAGCGGATCGCCCGGCGGCGTTCGGGTGCGCTCGGGCGCGTCGGATCTGGGGCGTCGCGCTGGCTGGAACCCACACGCACAGACGCAGACGGTCGCCGTGCGGCCCGCAGACCGCGGCGGCGCGTCGCGATTCTTCACGCGAGCGCCGCTCGTGCCGCTCGACGACCCGTCGATCTGGCCGACGTTCCGGTATACGTCGAAAGCGTCGAAAAGCGAACGTCAAGCCGGCTGTGAACAGCTCGCGCAGACACGCGGCCGCAAGCGCGGCAACAATCACCCGACGGTCAAGCCGATCGCGATCATGCGCTGGCTGCTGCAGCTCGTGACGCCACCCGGCGGGCTCGTCGTCGACCCGTTCGCCGGGTCGGGCACGACCGGCGTAGCCGCGGCACAGCTCGGGATAAATGCGTGGCTGATCGAGGCAGATCCGGCGTACGTCGAGATCGCACGAGCACGAGTCGAGCACGCACAGAGCGGGGCGGCCGATGTTCGCTGAGTCTGCGCAGTGCCCTGTAGGGACGAGCCGGCTTACGGGCTCTGTTTGAGCGGGGAGAACAAGTGACACTGCGCGAACACTTGCGGGCGTGGCGCGTTCATGCGGCGCTGAATGCCGGCGCAGCGTTGCGCTGCGCGTGGCACATAGTCGTGCCGCCGCAGCTCGATCACGCGCGCGGCGCTGTCGAGTCGCTGTCGTCGTCGACAGCTCGCGGCGAATTCGCGCGGGCGCTCGGCTGGACGAGAGACAAAGGGGGAGCGCTATGATCGCGAATCACTGGAGCTACACGGGCGGAGATTGCCCGCTGAAAGAGCAATGCAGACACTGGCTCGCGCCGTCGGCGTACCGATCGCACGTTCCAGCCAACCTGTACCCGGGCGACACCGGCGAGAGCTGCGACGTGTTCAAGCCTGCGCGCGGCGTCGACGGGCCACTGACCGCAGCGAAAGCGCAGCGCCGGCGCAAGCCGTGAGCGGTCGCCGGGTCATGATCGACGAGAGCGCCGGCCGCTATGTGCGCGAGCCGGTCGACGGGTCGGTGCGCCCGTGCCGCACCGACCGCGAGGACGCCGAGAGCTGGCGGGCCGCGTGTGACATGATTCGCGGCCTATACGGCGAGTCCGAGCACAATGCAGACCCGGCCCGGTGCTGGGATCTGTTCGTCGGGCTCGTGTTCATGGCGGCGAATCGCGCATAGTGCGCCGCGTGTAAGACTGTGCCGAACGCATAGATGCGCGAATAGTGCAGACACGCCCGCAGAGCTGATCGTGGCCGACTATACGACGGCTCGCGCATAGATGCCGCGTATAGGCCGCAGACACAGGGTGAGCCCGGGCCGTACAGACGGCGACGGGCTCGCGCTGCGATCGGATTGCAGACACAGGGGCAGCGCTGGCGCGCTGCACGGTGCGCAGCAGATCGGCCGGATCTGAAGCGCTGCGAGCAGTGCTGCGCCCCTGCTGCGATAGTGATCGGGCTGTGCTGCCCGGCCCGGTAGCAGAGCGGCGCAGATGCTGAAATGCGCGGACAAGAGCTGTTCGAGAATGTAGAGCAGCAGCGGGTAATGGTGAAACAGGGGGCCGGTAGGTGAGCGG